CGGAGATGATCCTCCACTCTGCGCACAAGTTCGACACCTCAGCGGACGCTTTCCGGCGCATCCTGGCGCTGATCGAGCGGCAGCCCGATTTCGACCGTGAGGTCAAGAAGGTCATCCGCTCGCATGGCAGCGAGTCGATCGAGCTGAAGAGCGGCCAGCGGCTGCGTTTCGTCGCCCGGTCATCCGGGTCGGGGCGTGGTTTCGCCGCAGACCTGGTGATCCTGGACGAGGCGTTCAACATCAGCGACGACGCGATGGCGTCGATGCTGCCCACCTTGTCGACCCGCCCGAATCCGCAGGTCTGGTACACCTCAACCGCCGGTGACCAGATGTCGGTGCAGCTTGGCCGCATCCGCGACCGGGGCGTGGCGGGGGACGATCGGTCGCTGGCGTTCATGGAGTGGTCCGTCGATGAAAACCGCTACGACCCGGCGGACCCGGCGGCGTGGGCGCAGGCGAACCCGGGCATGGGCAAGCGGATCACCCAGGAGTACATCGAGCTTGAGCGGGCGGCGCTGACCCCGGAGGCGTTCGCCCGGGAGCGGCTGTCGGTGGGTGACTACCCGGTGGCCGGCGGCGCGTGGGAGACGATCCGCGCCGAGGCGTGGGAAGCGTGCGCCGCGCAGAGCCCGGTGGCCATGTGAGCGGTGACGTGGCCTTTGCGGTCGAGATCAGCGAAAAGCGTGACCGTGCCGCGGTCGTGGCGACCGGCCGGGAGTCCGGCGGCCCGCGGCTGGTGGTGGACCTGGTGTGGTACGACCACCCGCGCGGCGCGGTGACCCGCCTGGCCGAACTGGGCGAGAAGCATGACCCGGTGGCGGTGATCGTGGATCCGCGGTCGCAGGCGGCGACCCTGCTGCGCCCCCTCGCTGATGCCGGGGTGTTCGTGACCGAGCCGGCGACGGCGGACGTGGCGGTGGCGCACGGGGAGTTCCTGGATCTGGTGAACGACGGTGCGCTGGTGCACCTGGATCAGCCGCCGTTGACGGCGGCGGTGCGCGCCGCGCAGCAAAGGCCGCTGGCTGGTGCTCAAGCTTGGGAACGGCGCCTGGTGGTCGATCAGAGCCCGCTGGTGGCGGCGACTTTGGCGTGCTGGGGTTTCCGCCGGTGGGAGGAGCTGGCGCAGCCCGGCGCCTGGGTGCTCTAGGTGGCCTGGAACACCCGCGTGCCATCGTCTCTGATGCTGCCCGTCCAGCGGTACCGCTGAATGTCCATCGCTGGCCTTGTCACGTCAGGCTCGGGATCGAGCAGGTTAAAGCCCGGCGGGACCGGCATCAGCCATTCGTCGCGGTGGTCAGGGACGTGCATGCGGCGCCCGTCGAAGTAGCCGCCGATCATCTCGATCTCTACCGGCGGGATTTCGTACAGGTCCTCGATGCGGGGCACGGAACTCAGCTTAGGAGGTCAGCATGCGCCAGTCCGTGACCCTGCTGCTGTGTTCCCTGGCGGGCGTCCTGCTGGGCGCGGCGCTGATCGGCGTGGCGGCTCTGGGCGGCGCGGTGATCTTCGATTCGCTGTGCGTCGGCGTCTGGGCTTTGGCGCGTGATGATGGCCTGCCGTCGGTGCCGCAGGTGCGCGCGGGCGGGATGACGCTGGCGGAAGTGCTGGAACGGGCCCGCGCGTCGTGACCACCTATCGCGTGCCCATGTCGCAGGAACTGCTCAACATGCGGGATTCGTGGCTGCCTGTCGAGGGTTTCCGTGTCGTCTCCGTGGGCGGGCAGTGGGCGGTTAACCCTTACTGCCGGATTGTCACGGTTGAGGACGATGGCGCAGCGGATGACCTTGAGGGTCTTCTGGTTGAGCCGACTGTTCAGCGGGCTTCGGAGCCGGGGCCCGATGGCGAGCCGGTGCAGGTCAACAGGGTAATCGGCCGGTCGGTGATCAGCGAGCCATGAGGCTGTGGGACCGGCTGATCCGCCGGGACGCGGGTTACTGGGAGGGGATGGCCAGCGGCGCGGCGGTCCTGACCACCACCTACGGCAGCCCGGACCGGGAGGCGATCCTCCCGCAGCTGAGCAAGTGGGCGCAGGCCGCGCACGGGTCCAGCGCGGTGATCTTCTCCGCGATGCTGGCCCGCCTCGCCATGTTCACCGAGGTCCGGTTCCAGCTGCAGGCCCTGGATGACAAGCACCTGTTCGGCAACACGTCCCTGTCGGTGCTGGAGCACCCGTGGCCGGACGGGACGACGGGCGAGCTCCTCGCAAGGGCCGAGCAGGACGTCTCCCTGGCCGGCAACAGCTACGTGTGGGCCCCCCCGGACGACGCGCGCCTGGTGCGGCTGCGGCCGGACTGGACAACGATCATCTCCGAGCTGGTGCAGGTGCCTGGCGGCGGCCAGTACCGCAGCAAGGTCGGCTACTGGGTGGAACCTCCCCGCGGCGTCCTGAATCAGGGGAAGGGCCAGTTTTACCCCGCGGAGGAGGTGGCGCACTGGGCGCCGGTCCCGGACCCGGCGGCGGACTTCAGGGGAATGTCCTGGCTGACGCCGGTGTACCGGGAGATCCAGGGCGACGACGGCCTGACCCAGTACAAGATCAAGTACCTCGATAACGCGGCATCGCCGAATCTCCTGCTCCGGTACACCCAGAAGCTGGCGCCCGCGACGCTCGACCGGATCCGGGACCGGGTGACCGCCCGGTACGGCGGCGCCGGGAACGCCTTCAAGACCCTGGTCCTGGACCAGGGCGCGGACGCGACGATCATCGGGTCGAACCTGACGCAGATGGATTTCGCGAACGTGACGGCGGCCGGGGAGCAGCGGATCCTGGCCGCGTCAGGGGTGCCGGGGGTGCTGATCGGCCTGGAGCCGCTGCGCGGCGCGGGCCGCGGTTACCAGGAGTCGATGCAGAAGTTCGCGAACCTGTGGGCGCGCCCGCAGTGGCGCAGCGTGTGCGGGGCGTGGGCCAAGCTCATCCCGGACCTCCCGGCCGGCAACCGGCTGTGGTTCGACACCTCGGACATCGCCGCCTTGCAGGACGGGAACCTGGAACGCGGGCAGGCCGCCCTGGTGAACATGCAGGCGGCTTTGACCGCGCGGCAGGCCGGGTACACCCACGAGTCGATCGTGGCCGCCCTGACGTCCGGTGACATGTCCAAGCTGGTCGTGGACCCGAACGCCCCCGTGCAGGGCGCCGTGCAGCAGCAGCACATGCTCGGCCAGCCTGGCCAGCCTGGAGTGACCGCTACGCCGCTGCCGCCCGCTTCGGGACGGCTCCCGGTGGGGTCGGTGAGCCCTGGCGATGGGGGCAATCACACGAGCCCGCTGCCGAAGCAGCTGGCCAGCGCGCGGCGCGGGATGAACGGCGATGGCTGAGACGAGCCCGGGGGACGCGAAGGCGACGGAACGGCTGCACGAGTACTGGGTCCACGGCGAGGGCGCGGCGAAGATCCGCTGGGGCGAGCCGGGCGACTTCGACCGGTGCGTGCTGCATCTCGGCAAGTTCATCAAGGACCCGCACGGTTATTGCGCGGACGCGCACCACGCCGCCCTCGGTATCTGGCCGGCCACGCACGCGGCAATGGAGAAGCACGCAGGAAGGGCGGCAATGGCCGACACCAAGAAGCCCTACGGCGACGTCCCCTACGGCGATCCCGGTTATTTGGATGCCGACGGCAACCAGGCCTCCAAGTCCGGCAAGCCGGGCGTGAAGCGGTACCCGCTGTCCGCGGACAAGGTGAAGGCCGCCTGGTCGTACATCAACCAGAAGGGCAACGCGGGCCAGTACACGGCGGAGCAGCTTTCGGCGATCAAGGGACGGGTCAAGGCGGCTATGGCCAAGCACGGGCATGACGTGAGCGACAGCGACAGCAAGGCCAGCGCATCCCGCTCCGAGTTCATGCGGATCTACTCACTGGAGGACATTCACATCATCCGCTCCGAGCAGGGCGGCGACGGCCGGGTCGTTGAGGCATACGCGGCGGTGTTCGGCCAGGAAGCGGAGATCCACGACCACGAGGGCCACTACATCGAGGTCATCGAGCCGTCGGCGTTCAACCGGGCGATCGAGCACGCCTCCCGGGCCCGCGGCGGATTCGCCAGCGCGTTCAAGGTGCTGTGGAACCACGGCCGGGACCTGTCCGGCAACCCCGCGGCCCGGTTCTCGATGCCGATCGGCGTCCCGGTCCACGTCCAGGCCGAGGCGCGCGGGGTGCTGACCCGCACCCGGTACTCCGAGACGCCGCTCGCCGATGAGGTGCTGGAGAACATCCGCAACGGGTCGATCACCGCGCAGTCGTTCGTCGGCCCGATCATGCGCTCGGACCCGCAACTGCGCCGCGGCGGCCGCTACCGGCCGTCCGGTGGCAAGCTGCAAACCGTTCACCGCACCGAACTGGGCCTGCGCGATTACGGCCCGGTGCTGTGGCCCGCGTACTCGGGCGCCGAGATCCTCGGTGTCCGCATGTCCACTCCGGGGGGCGCCCTGGACCCGGACGAAGACTTCGATGACGCGACCGGCACTCCCCCTGATGAGGGACCCGCCGCCGGCGACCCGCCCCCGCCCGAAGGCGAGGAGCACTCGGCCCGGTATCACCAGCACGCCCTCTACGCGCTCCGCTCACGCGAGCAGCGGGAGAAGGCCGGGCTGGTCTGGTAACCAGACCGAAAGGCAGGGCGGCAGATGGCCGCATTGCAGGATCTGCTGGATGAGCAGGCGCGAATCAAGCAAGAGCTTCAGCGGATGGAGAACGACGAGGAGACCACCGAGGAGAACGACGGCGACCTGCGGGACACGCTCCTGGCCCGGTGGGAGGAGCTGGACACCAAGTCCAAGCCGATCATCGCCCGGATGGAGAAGATCCGCTCCATCACCCGCGCCGCGGCCGACGAGTCCAACCTGGAAGGCCCCGACGGCACCATCAGCCAGAACGCTGGCGACGGCCGCAGGGACGCCCCCTACCGCGGGGGCAGCCCGGATCTGCTGACCGGCCGGTACCGCAACCCGTACGAGGACCTGGAGGCGGTCCGCGGGCACCTGGTCCGTACCGCCGAGCTGCGCGGCCGGGCGTTCGACGCGATCGAGCTGGAGGCCAAGCGGGGCAACATGGCCCCTGAGTTCGCCGAGAACGCCACGGGCCTGGTGCAGCGCAACCAGGGCATGGAAGGCCGGCGGCTCGCCGAGCATGTGCTCACCACGGGTTCCGAGGAATACCAGGAGATGTTCCGCGCGTACCTGGCGGACCCGCAGGGCATGGCGGCCCGTGCCGCGCTGAGCTTGACACTTGCGAACGGTGGGTACCTCCTTCCGTTCGTACTAGACCCAACGATCATACTAACCAACGCCAGCAGCGCCAACCCGTGGCGGCGCATCAGCAACGTCAAGCAGACGACGTCCAACACGTGGAACGGCGTCAACTCCGCCGGGGTCAACGCCTCGTGGATCACTGAGGGCACGATCGCCAACGACTCCACCCCGACGGTCGGCAACATCGTGGTGACCCCGCAGAAGGCCGCCGCGTGGGTGTTCGGCTCGTACGAGGTGCTGGAGGACACCGACTTTGGCCAGCAGCTCCCCGGCCTCCTCGCCGACGCCAAGGACCGGCTCGAAGAGGCCGCGTTCGCCACCGGCGCCGGCTCGGGCGGCGTCCCTCAGGGCGTCGTCAACGGCGCGACCACGGTCGTCACCACGGCCACCACCCTGGTCATCGCCATCGGCGACGTGTACGCCGTCCAGCAGGCCCTCCCGCCGCGGTTCCGCAACGCGCCGGGCGCCGCCTGGGCCGCGAACGTGGCGATCATCAATGCCTTCCGGCAGCTCGACACCGCCGGCGGCGCGTCGTTCTGGACCAACCTCGGCAAGGGCCAGCCCGAGACGCTGCTCGGCGCGCCGATCTACGAGTCCACCACCATGTCCGCCGCCAAGGCTGTCGGCTCCCTCGAAGCGATCTTCGGGGATTTCGGCCAGTTCCTGATCGTGGACCGCGTCGGGGTCAGTTTGATCTACGAGCCCTTGGTGAAGGGCACCGGCGGGATCATTCCCGCAGGTCAAGCAGGGTGGTACATGTTCTGGCGGACCGGTTCCGCATTGTCCACGGTCAACGCTTTCAGGGTCATGAAGGGACTCTGACTCCAGAACGTGAAGTGGGTGTCCCCGGCGGCCAGCCACCCGCCGGGGAACCCACTAGTATGGCTGTATGGACGAAAAGAAGTGTTCGCGGTGCGGTGAGGTCAAGCTCCTGGCCGAGTTCCACAGGATGGCTGCTGGTGCTGGTGGCGTCCGGGCCGACTGCAAGCCCTGCCACCTGGACTACATGCGATCCAGATACGTTCCGCGCGTGCATGAGCCTGAGCAGATGGTGTGCCCGCAGTGCGGGGAGGCTTTCATCCGCATCAGGACGCAGGGCCGGGCGCAGATCTACTGCTCGCGCAGGTGCACGATGGCAGCCAGCGAGCAGCGGAAACTGGACCGTAATGCTGGTGTCTCCCCGCGCCGCTGCGCCTGTGGTGCTGAAGTGACAACGAAGGTCGGGACGCCTGTATGTCCTGATTGCCGGAAGGATCCGCGCCCGAGCGCCCAAGTGCGCGAACGAGCCCGGACCCTGCGGGCATATGGGCTGACTGAGGCCGACTGGGACAGGCTCATCAAGCGTCAGGGGAACCGCTGCGCGGTATGCCGGACGGACCGGCCGGGCGGCCGCGGCGAACGCTGGCACATCGACCATGACCACGTGACCGGCCAGGTGCGCGGACTGCTCTGCGGCAGGTGTAACAGCGCGATCGGGCTGCTCCAGGACGACCCGGAGATCATCAAGGCCGCGGCCCGGTATGTGACGAAACACCGGCAGATGGAATTGCTGCCAGGAAGGGCAGGCTGACGATGGCCGCACGCTATGCGCTTCAGCAGTTCACCTTTCACAACACGGTGACCGGCGCGGAGGAGTGCGTCGTCGAGGGCGCGCAGCGGGACAGCGTGACGGGGCAGGCGTTCCTGCAGTCCCCGGCATCGTTCTGGTCCACCACGCCGCTCGTGTCCGGTACGCAGATCGACCCGAAGCTTGCCGCCTACCTGGTGGCCTACCCGAGCACGTAGGAGGACCGGTGAGGTATCACCGCGCGCAGGACACGTTCGTGGCTGACCTGGAGGATGGCACGGCGGTCCGGGTGGTGAAGGGTGAGGTGCTGCCGGAGGGCCACGAGCTGGTGAAGCGCGACATGGCGGGCACCGGCCAGTTGTTCAAGCCGCTGGACACCGGTGAGGAGGAGGCGCCGGCGAAGGCCGCGCCGAAGGGCCGGGCCGCAGGTAAGGCGCCGTAGGGTGCCGACCTCGAACGGGTACCGGGTGGCGGAGTACCTGACGCCGGTGACCGTCGCGTCGTCGCCGGTGACAGGCCCGTGGGTGGAGACGTCGGGGTTCACGCGGCTGGTGGGCTGGCTGGCGGTTGCCGGGGGCACGACGGTGGTGACGGTGGAGTACGGCACGGACGGGGCCACGGCGGACGCGGATTTCACGCCGCAGACGATCGCGGCCGGGGCGTCGGCGGTTGACGTGCTGGGGCCGTATCTGCGGTTCCGGATCGTGCAGACGGTGGCGGATGCGACGAAGACGAAGCTCTATCTTCAGGCGAGGGCGTGATGATCACACCGCATGACAGCGCGCCGCAGGCGCCGCCGCAGATGCCCGCGAGCAGCTTCAGCATTCAGGCGCCGTACGCGCCGGGCCAGCACCAGGCCATCGGCGTGCATGGTGACGCGGACGCGGGCGGCCGTGACGACGTCGCCGGGACCGTGGCCGCAGCGCAGGCTGCGGCGGAGGCGCGTTATCACGAGCACCAGGGCGACACGTACGCGCAGGGCTCGGCGATCGGGGACATCATGACGCTGCCGGCGGGCGGCCTGGACCCGGCCGCCAGCTCGCCGGGCACCACTGCGCCGGCCGGTTCCTATTACGACCCGCCGCGGAACTACGGAGGCCAGTGATGATCACGCCCAGCGACAGCCCGGCGAGCCCGTCTGACTATTCGGCGGTGACGCCGCACGGCCGGGGCCCAGCGCCGTATGACATCCAGGCGGGGATGCAGGACGGCGAGATCACGGCGGCGTTCAATCAGGCGAACGCGGACGCGGGCGCGGGGGTGCTGTACCCGCGCAGCGCCCGGCAGGATGAGGCGCGGGCGATCCTGGAGTCCCCGGCGGGCGCGGGGCTGGACGGGCTGGATGTGATGTCCGGCACGACGTGCGGCTGGCCGGCGAACATCGAGCCCGGTGGCTGACCACGCCGTCATCGGCTACATCCACCCGGGGACGGTGCGCGCGGAGTTCTGTGCGTCGCTTCTGGCGATCGCGATGGAAGGCAAGACCCCGCTGGACGGTGTGCTGACCCTGGAGTCGGGGCCGAACATTTCGACGGCGCGGAACAAGCTGTGTGACCGGTTCCTGCGGGATTACCAGGCGCCGTGGCTGTTCATGCTGGACACGGACATGGTGCTGCCGGGTGACGGCCTGGACCGGCTGATCACCGCGGCGGACCCGGTAGCGCGGCCGGTGGTGGGGGCACTGTGTCACAGCCTGGAGCGCGGCGCGCAGGTTTCCACGATGTACGAGCTGGCCGAGGGGAAGGGCGGCGCGCTGGCGTTTACCCGGCACTCCAGGTGGCCGGAGGGCGCGACGGTGCGGGTGTCGGCGACCGGGGCGGCGGCTTTGCTGGTGCACCGGGACGCGCTGAGGACGGTGCGCAAGCACGCCGGCGACGTGGCCGCCCCGTGGTTCCGCGAGTCCGCCGTGGGCGCCCCGCTGTCGCTGATGGGCGAGGACATGACGTTCTGCCTGCGGTGCGCCGCAGCCGGCATCCCGGTGCATGTCGCGACCGGGGTGAAGGCCGGCCACATGAAGACAACGATGCTGATCTGACACCCTCCGGCCCCCGGGGTGCCCGCACCGGGAAGGGGCGCCCTGTGTCGCCGATCACCATCGATCACCATCGATCCGCTCATGCCTGCTGCCGTGACTGCCGGGCCGTGTGGGTCACCGATGACGTGACCACGGTCATGGCGGTGCTGGCCGGGGCGGCAGAGCATGCCCTGGAGACGGGGCACACGGTGGCGGAGCATGTCGCCGACGACGCGGTGGTGCACCCGCTTGAACCAACGATGAACACCTGAGAGGCGAGCCGATGGCGCTGTCTGACATTTACTCCACACGGCAGACGATCACCCTGGCCGCCACCACATCCACCGCAGTCATGTCGCTGTACGGCACGGCGGCGAAGCGGGTCTGGCTGGTCGGTGTGCGGGTGAAGCTCGGCGCTACCGGTGCCGTCGCGGGCAACGATGTCATCCTCACCCTGGCCAGGCCGTCGGCGACGAACACCGGCACCGGCCTGGCGTCCGGGGTGGCGCACGACTTCTCCGCCCCGGCGTCGATCGGGCAGATCGCGGTCGCGTGGTCCACCGCCCCGATCATCGGCACAACCCTGGCCGAGTACGGGCTGCCGCAGACTGCCGGGTCGATGTGGGAGGAGTTCCCGCCGGGCGGCGATGAGTGGGGGGTGCCGGCGGTGGCGAACGCGAACGCCAACGCGGGCGTGCACCTGTTCGTGCAGGCAACGTCCGTCCAGTCAACGGTGGTCCGCGCCGACTTTATCTGGAGCGAGTGACCCGTGTCCTTCCTGCGGCTACCGGGGCGGTGACTCGAAATTTCCTTCCTGACAGGGACCCAGATGGAGTGCCTGTTTGCGGGCCCGGCGACCTATCAGGCCGCCGGTGCAGCGACGGCAGGCTGGGCGCAGGTCGCCGGTGCGGTCACGACCCAGCAGAACCTGGTGGTGGGCGCGACCGGCGCTTCGGGTGCGGTCGATTTCGTGCAGCCGGTGATCCCGGCCGGGTTCTTCCAGCCGGGCCGCACGAACCAGCTTGTGAAGATCATCGCGAATGGGATCTTCTCGTTCGTCGCCACGGCGGGCACGACCGCTACCTGGGCGTTCGGGGTGTCCACCGCGTCGCAGGGCTCCACAACGGGTGTGCCGGCGGCGACGGCGACGACGCTGATCACGTCGCAGGTGTTCCCGAACCAGACGACGGCGCAGACGAACGCGCCGTGGCGGTTCGAGATCGACCTGCTCGCGAAGCAGGTCGGGTTCGGCACGACGGCGGTGTCCACGTCGATCCTGGCGACCGGGACAGGCGGTTTCTCACCGGCGGTGGTCCTCGGCACTGGGTCAATCGGCCCCTATGGGCCGATGCCGCCAAACGTGACGACCACGATTGACGCGTCGGTCAGCTACTACCTGTGGGCCGCGATCACGTTCGGCACGAACGCGTCGGCGTCGAACACGTGCACGATGCTCGACATGCTCGTCTTCGGCTGCAACTGACCGCCATCTGACGGGAGGCGGTAGCCCGTGGCCGCCACCGTCCGCAGCGCCAGCACTTACGCGTCGGCGGCGACCGAGGCGTCGTTCTCGATGCCGCTGCCGGCCGGGTTCGCCGCCGGCGATGTCTGCTACCTGTTCGCCGAGCTGCGGCTCGCCGGTGCATCATTTGGCGCCACCCCTGCTGGGTGGACGGTGGCCGGCGCGTCGTTCGCCTCCGGGTCGTCCGCGTCCTCGGCTGAGATCTGCTACCGGCGGGTGATGCAGGCCGGTGACGGCAACCCGACTGTTGCCGGTTCGGGCAGTGGCCGGTTCGCAGCGGTCTGCGTCGCGGTGCAGGGCGCGGACAACGGGACGCCCGAAGATGGCGTGACGGTCGTTGAAGACGGCAACGGGGCCAGCGCGTCATCAACGATCACCTCACCGGGGATCACCCCGGCTAGCACCACCGACCTGCTGCTGATCGGGTTCGGCTGCGGTACGCCCGTTGCCGCTCAGACGGTCAGCTATTCCACGCCGTCTGGGATGACGGTCGCTGCGCAGATCGCAACCACAGTGGCTGCCGCCACCGAGGCGGGGATGATGGTCGCCAGCCTCGCGCTGGCCTCCAATGCGGCTACCGGCACCGAATCGACAACGATCACGGGCGGCACGGTCAACGGGCAGACCGTGACGATCGCGGTCCGCTCCGCGGCCGCCCCGGCGGGGGCCGGGCAGGCGCAGCCGGGGCAGACGTGGCTGCGCCGGTTCCACCACCGGCAGTACCTGCCGCCGGCCCCCTCATCTGTCGTAGCTGCGGCTATGGCACCGGCGGGGATCTTCCCGGTCCCGCCACCCCGGCGCGGCCCGCACCGGGCCAGCCTGGGCGCGCGGGGTGCGCTGGCGGCGGGGATCCTGGCCGCCGGCATCGGGCCGCCCGCAGTGCCGCCGCCGCATCAGCCGCCCGCGATCACGCACCCGGCACCCCACCGGGCGCTGTGGCGCGCAGGGCAGGGCAGCGCGCCGAACGCCGCGCAGCAGGTCAAGCGCCCGGTCCCGGTCACCGTCTGCCGGCGCACACCGCATGGTGGCATCTGGCGCAGTGTCCGCGGCGCGGCCCCCGCGGCGCTGCCGCAGCCGTTCCGCCCCGGGACGGTGTTCGCCCGCGCCGCGCACCGCGTCTTGTGGCGCGGTGGTGCTGTTCCGCCCCCGCCCGCCGTGCAGGGCACTGGCACGCCCCAGCCTTTCCGCCCGGTCACCGTCTACAGCCGCAAGCCGCACGCGGGAACCTGGCGCAGCGGCCAGGGAACCGTGCCGGGTGCCCGGCCGCAGCCGTTCAAGCCCGTCACGGTCTACGGCAGGGCCGCGCACCGGGCGCTGTGGCGTGCGATCGCCGGCCCGGCGCCCATCGTGGCGCCCAGTCTTGGCGCGCCGCAGCCGTTCCGGCCGCTGACCGTTTTCGCCCGCAGGCCGCACGGCGCGATCTGGAGAACCGCAGCGGGGCGTCCCCCGGCCCCGGCCGCGCAGCCGTTCAAGCCCGTCACCGTGTACCGGCGCACGTCCCACGGGGCAGCGTGGCGGACGATCACCGGCCGGTCTCCCGCCGCAGTGCGGCGGGAGACGGGCTGGTGATCGTCCGCCACGCTGCCCCGTGGGCCGTGCGCCGGTACACGGTGACGGGCTTGACCGGCTGCGCGGCCGGGGCCGGGGGACGCCCCGCTGCGGTTCTCCAGATCGCGCCGTGC